TTATCAGCAGCCGCACCAAATCTTCAGGATGCATCAGCATGGTATGCATCTTCACAGTTACCAGATAATGTAATAAGTGACCCATCCGCTGTTCTATTCAGTTCAGCACAGGATAATATTATGAACAGTTTAGTAAACAACCAGTATAAGTAAGAACGATGGACTTATTAATAGCACACTGGCATCAAATACTTTTTGTAATGGGAATCATTGTAGTGGCAGTTCGTTTAGAGTCTGAAGTTAAGAACTTGAGAAAAGACGTAGATCAAATTCAAAAAAGAGATACGTAT